CCTCAACCAGTGCGTTGGCCGCAGCGTCTGTCCTGAACGGCTACACATGGCGCAAGGACGGTGGCACCCAGCAGTTGATGGCCGTGTGCAACGGGTCGCTGTATACCTCAACGTTCCTGTCAACCTACCCGTGGACATGGACGGCTCAGACTGGAACGCTCTCAACTACCGTCCCCCCGTCGTTTGCCCAGTTCCGCAACGGCAGTGCTGATGTTGTCTACATCGCAGACGGTGGGTTGCTGAACGTGTGGGATGGCACCACGCTGACCACCAACATCAGCGGCACCCTTGATGTCAGCACGATTGTCGTCCACAACGAACGGCTGTGGGGCTGCGGGAATTCTGCCTTTCCTGACTCCATCTTCTATTCGGCGCTGAACAACGGCGACACGCTGGCAAACGGCGCGTCAAGCGGTGGGCAGATTATCGTCCGCACGTTTGCTGACGAAACGGTGGTGGGGCTGGCCTCGGTCAACACATCCTTGTTGATCTTCCATCGTCGCGGTATCTCGCGATTGACGGGCTATGGGCAGGACGATATTACGGTGTTGCCGCAGGGTCTGACCGCAGACGTTGGGACCATCGCGCCGAAGTCCATTGTCAGCATTGGCAACCTGGCGTTCTTCCTCTCGGAGCGCGGGTTGTACCGCTGCAACGAGTCTGAAGTGTCGCCTATTGGCACGGTGACCACGCCAGACCCTACGCTGTCGGCACTGCGGAACCTGTCGTCTGCTGACTTTGCCAACATCCGCTCTGCGTTTAACCGTGCTACGCGAGAACTCTGGATCAGTATCCCAGACTTTGGCGTGTATGTGTACCACACCATTCTGCAAGCATGGTCTGGCCCGTGGGATACCGGCTATTCCTTGCCAGCAACCACGGCAATCTTTGACTCGCTCGACTCTAACGGACTCCCGGCACTGCTCAAGGGCGATGCGTCGGGATATGTGACGGTGTGCGATGCCAGTGGTGTCTTTGTAGACAATCAGTTGTCAGACGGGACTGGCGGGTCTGCTTACACGATGACCGCGCAGATGCACCGGATGTACTGCGGGGACGATGCGATGGCAAAGTCGCTCCGCTTTGGCTACATCACCGCGCAGTTGAAAGGGTCTTCGTTTACCAGCATTACCTGGCGCACCGAAACAGACGCTGGCGCATTTACCCTGCCAAACACGTTCTCCAGTAACGGCATTTGGAACGCTGGCACATGGGGTGCCATTGGCGCGATCTGGGGTGGCCCGAGCAGCAGAAACTACCGAGTGCAGATGAGCGGAACGGGGTACTACATCGACGTATTTATCATCGACTCTGGAACTACGTCTGCGCCAGTCTTTAGTCGGTTTCAGCTAGAAACTTTTGCACTTGGGAGGCGCTAATGGCGCAAACAGTCGGACAGCATGGGCTTGCGGCATTTACCAATCCATCAAACGGTGATCCGCTTGATGCAACCGTCGTCAAAGCCAACGACAACTCAACGCGAGATGCCTACGTTGATCACGATAGCGATGGCGGCATCCATGTACAGTCGTCAACGTTAGCCACTCGACCTATTGCGGGAACGGTTGGCCGGAAGTGGCTGACGACCGACACGGGTTCGGTCAAACTGTGGTTTGATACAGGGTCAGCATGGGAAGAAATCTCGTATCTTCCTTCCTCTGGCAATATCAGCCTTGGTGGGACACTGAGTGTTGCTGGTCTTATCACAGCGACGAGTGGCGTTTCTGGCGCATTGACGGGTAACGTTACTGGTAACGTCACGGGCAACGTGTCAGGCAACGTCACGGGCAACGTGACGGGCAACGTGTCAGGAAGCGCGGCTACGCTGCAAACGGCGCGAACCATCAACGGGGTGTCGTTTGACGGAAGTGCTAATGTGACCGTGCCCGCTGCGGCTGGGACGCTTACAGGCACTACGCTCAACAGCTCTGTGGTTTCGTCGTCTTTGACAAGCCTTGGCACCCTGTCAAGCGCCGTCACGATGAACGGGATTCTCACCGTCAACAACGAAATACGGCTTGGCAATAATCAGCTAACCAACCCTGAGATTAAAAGCTACGCCCTTGCAGCAATTCCCGTGTCTATCGTTGCTGGCGTACTCACAATAAATCTCAATACTGCCAGTTTCTTTTATGGAACTCGCGATGCCAACGTGACTACGCTTTCGATTACCAACCCTAAAACTGGCACGAGCGCACAACCATTTACGCTGGCGCTCACAGCGGATGGCACGGCGCGAACAGTCGCGTGGGGGTCGTCGGTGAAATGGCCTAACGGAACAGCGCCAACGCTAACCACGACCAACGGCAAAGTAGACACATTTTCGTTCATCTCGTATGACGGTGGGACGACCTACTACGCTTTTGTTTTAGGGTTGAACAGCTAGTCGCTTTGGCCGCATTTTACCATTTACTCATAGACCACCATGGCAACGTTTAACAAGTTCAACTCGTTCGTGGAAGCCGTCGCGGAGAAGGTGCATAACCTCGGCACCGACACGCTGAAGGTTATGCTGACCAACACGGTGCCGCTGGCTGCTAACGCGATCAAGACGGACATCACCGAGATCGCGTCTGGCAACGGCTACACGACAGGTGGCAACACCGCGACGCAGACCTCCTCCTCGCAGACCAGCGGCACCTACAAGCTGGTGCTGGGCGATCCTACGTCATGGACCGCTGTCACCGCTTCGATGGCGACCTTCCGCTACGCCGTGCTGTACAACTCCACGGCCACTAACGGCGAACTGATCGGCTGGTGGGACTACGGCAGTGCCGTGACGTTGGCTGTTAGCGATTCGTTCACCGTAGACTTTGATCCGACCACGGGCGTTCTCACGCTGGTCTGAGGCTAACACATGGCAGACAACGTAGGCTACACCCCCGGCACGGGCGCAACGGTTGCTGCCGATGACATCGCGGGCATCCTCCATCAGCGCGTCAAGATTTCCTTGGGCGCTGATGGGACGGCGGTCGATGCGCCAGGGGACGGCACCAACGGGATGAAGGTGGATGTCACGCGAGTGACGGGCAGCGTCCAAGTTGGCGACGGCACGAACTCCATCGCGATTGACACGGCGATTGGTGATGCCGAAGCCAATGCGGGCAATATGCTGCACACCGCCGCTCGCGGGATGCTGTACAACGGCACAACATGGGACCGTATTCGCGGAGACATCACCAACGGGATTGACGCTGATGTCACGCGCTTGCCGTCGCTGGTGGCTGGCACGGCGTATGTTGGCAAAGTGCGCCTGACAGACGGCACGAACGACATCACGGTTGATACCGTGTTTAACGATGGCGAGTCTGCAACAGAAAACCACATTGACGTAGGTGCCCGTATCCAAGGATACAATGGCAGCACGTTTGATCTGATCCGTGTCAACACGACCACGTTCAAGTGCGTGACGGCGACGACAGCACAGACGGGTGCCGCTATCTGGACGCCTGCCGCTGGCAAAGCGGTGGTCATTACGAGCTTGCAGATTCAGTCGTATGGCACCACGTCGGGGACAGCGATTGTGTGGTTTGGCGCAACCGCTGACACCACCTACACCCGTGGCACCGATGCACCTGTGTTTGATGGCGAATTTGCGCCCTCTGCGACCAACAAGCCGGGGGTCTATGTCACCTACCCGACACACCTTCGTGGCACGGCAGACTATGTGCTGCGGTTGACCACCACCAACGCGCAGTCCATTACCGTCACGGTGTGGGGCTACGAGATTTAAGTGGCAACCACGTTCTTCCTCCGAAACATTGCTTCGTCCAACGGCGGCAGTGGGCAGTTTTCGATGGGCCAACGGCGCGGGCGCACGGTGACGACAGCCGTCACCACGGCAACGTTGGCTGGCACCAACATTCAGATAACGGCTACGGCGGGCGGTACGGCATTGACGTTCTTGTCAGAACCGTTAACGGAAGCGGTGACCATCAGTGGGACGGTGACGCCAAATCTGCGTGGGCTAGAGTCGGCGGGTACAGTCAACGCAGGGTTGGCGCTGTTGATAGAGCGAGGGAATAGCAGCGGTGTCGCACAGTCTACGGTCATTGCGCGACAGATTATTGGCGCAGAGTTAGGCACTTCCGAAGCGGCACGAACCGCATCCCTCACGCCCACCTCAACGGCGTTTAGTGCGGGCGACCGGATTCGCGTGACGATCTCGTTGATTAACTCGGGCACGATGGCAGCGGGCACCGTGACCATGCACTACAACGGTGCCGCTGCTGCGGCGAGTGGCGACAACTACATTCGGTTTACGGAAACGTTTGTCACGGACGACATACAAGATGTCTCACCCTTTGAGATCAAAGGCTCCAATGCCTACTACGGAT